GGGAAAAGATTGAGGATGTTTTTTGATGCGACAGGCTATGTTAATACTGCTATTTTACTGCATATTCGTGCATCGACATACCACGTTTTTTTAAAAAAGTTGACCAAAAAGTTGACCACAAAATTACGCATGCAAGCATATAAAAATAGCCTACCCTCGCAATGAGAGTAGGCTTTCAAATTACTTCAAATCTTCTTCAGTAGCATCGTTAGGTTCTACTTCTGGTAGACCAGCTAGAGAAGTACCAATTGATAAAATTGCAGCTAGCGCAGATGTAGAACATACTAGTTTCCAATCAACCGCTCCGATTGTTGCTGTTGTTCCAATCGTTGCGACAAATGTCTGTGCTGCTGTTTTCAGAGCACGTCTGCATGCTGCCTTTCCCCATTTTACCCAATATTGTTTGTCTTTCATTTATTATCCCTTCTTTCTTCAATTTGTCTAATTCTATCGCTTAGAAATGTTACCGATGTTTCTGTCTGTGCTAAACGATTTTCCAGAGACATGACACGATTGCTCACGTCTCTGGTAGTTGCTTTTAAATCTGTTATCCCCTCTTTCACAAAGGCAATGTTTGCATTCATTTTTCCAAGCTCGGCTGCCTGATCTTTACTACCTTTATGGATTGATGCGTTTACGCTCCATATTGTTGCTACGAGCCCAACGAGCGAAATCAGAAGACTAATGTATACAGGATTGATTCCTTCTTGCATGAAGCCACCGCCTATCTGACACGAATTGTGTTGCCAGGATAAATCAGATTAGGTTCACTAATACCATTCACCTCCGCTAACCACTGCCACGTTGTACCGTATCTCGCCGCAATTGATGATAGATTGTCGCCTGGTTGGATCGTGTAATACTCTTCACCACCGCCGAAATTACTTGCATTAGCAGAACCTCTAATTACAATCTGTTGTCCTGGGAAAATCATATTAGGATCATTTAAACGATTGATTGCCGCAAGTTCCTGCCAAGTCGTACCGTATCTCGCCGCAATTCCGGACAGTGTATCACCAGATTGTACGATATATACGTCCGGTGCTTCAGGAGCAATAACAGATGGTGCCGGAGCATAGTTATCCGGTCTATCTGCTGTTGCACCAGTACGATAGATTGATGGATCAACAAAGATAACATTTTCGTCTAATGTTCCATAGTTAGAAGTGTACTGCTGAATAGTTCCGTATGCGGAAGTGTCAACTGTATGGCTTCCATCGTTGTTACCCCAAGCCGCTACCCACTTATCGTATGGATCACATTCAGGTGCAAGGTATCCAAGCCAAGATAGCGATGTATAAATGCCTGTGTAATATCCAGCAGAAGCAACAACATCACAGAATGCTTTGGACATAGGTGCAATATTGTCATGCGTGATAGCAACCCCGCTATTTACTTTGTAGTGGTCAGCATCTTCCATGTCTAGCCATACACCAAGCCCAATATCCACGCCAGCAATGATGGATAAGAAGCGTTGTGCTTCTTCGATTGCCTGTGCAGTGTTTAGTGCATAGGAATAGAAGTAAACACCTATTGTGATGCCTAAACGTTGGCACTCTGAAACATGTCGTCTGAATGAATAATCTTCACGGCTTGCTACACCAGCACGCAGAATTGCATATCCGCCAGCATAAGGTGTGAAGTCAAAATCTGGTTGATGTTCGCTAACATCTGGAACGTTATAAATTCTTCCCATTTGTTTATTCTCCTTCCTATTTTTCATCTGCATAGCAAATGTTCTTTGCTTTGCAATATACATCAACATATGTTTCGTTCTTGTCGCCATTATGAGTTACCTCGCAATAATCTGCTTGCCCATTTGCAGACTTTAAAGCATTAGTACTGACTAGTGCTTTCCAGTTCTGAAGAGTCTTGCAAAACCAAACAACGAAACAATCTTCAGGTTTAACCTCAACACTATTTACTTCTGACATTGCCTTTGATGCTAATTCTTTTGCTTTTTCAATCATTTTATTTTCCTCTTTTCTATCTAAAAAGGCGGCCGCATTGGTCGCCTTAATAGCAAATTTATTTCTTGTAATCCCAGGCATTACCAAAGCCTGGCTCATTGCCCTTATTGTTGTCAATCTTTGAGACAAATACAATTCCTCTAGCGATTGCTAAATCACCTTTGTTGTAGGTTTTCTTTTCATCCCACGGTTTTGCTTCTCGTTCCTTCGTTAAATCATCATAAAGCAAAGGTGTTTTATCAGGGGTTTGACCATCTTTTGATGTATGGTCAGAGACAACTGAATAAGGCACTCCATTGAATGCGATACGCTGGTTCTTTTTGTATTTTGAATTTGGAATCCAGTCATCTAAGAATGCAATATACTTTCTGACTGTTTCAACATCCGCAGTCTGAAGAATATCATTAACTAAAGGTCTAACTTCCTTAAAGTTATTTGCTTCAATATCTTTTTCTGGAACATCCGTCAAGATAAACGAAAGTGTATATCCTGTGCCAGACTTAGAAAAAGTAAGCGGCTCTGTGTACATTTTTGCAGTAGGTCCATCATCGAATGCAATATCGTGGATTACACCAACTTCGAATGAGTCAATTAGAATTTTTAAATTCTCAAAAACTGTTCTATTGAAAGTAACAACACTTTTGTTGTTACTTGGTATCTCTGTAAATTTCTTGTTGTCAATTAACATTAGTCATCCTCCTAAACCGACTTAACAAAAAGCACATCTACACCTGCACCAATAGGAACACCAGACCAACCATTAGGATTGTAGATAGTGCAGTACGCAACGTTATTCGTGAAGTTGTACAGCGATACAATGCATCTGTAGTCAGTGTACGGTTGCAATAGAGCTACTAATTTATACCCAGGAGGAGTAGTAATATTAATTCTAACGTCTTCCCTATCATTCACCGTTGCATTGAATGTTGTTCTAGAACCAGATCCGTTAAATCTTTTAACAATGAAGGTATCATTACCTCCAATCGCTAAGCCACCCTTTGCAGTAATTTTTCCTGGTACTTCTAAATTATCTTTTGTGACAATATTCTTTGAGTTTTTAGCTGTAACCGTCACATTAGCAATGGAAATATTTGTTGCTGTATATGTTCCTAATTCTAAGTAAAAATGAGTACCACCTAAAATATCTGTATTACTTGCACCAGACGGTATTGTTTGTGATGTAATAATGCGAATCTTATCAGAATTCCCTAAATTAATATCTACATATATTTTAAATTGTGTAGCGTTTCTACCTGCACCCATTGTCGCATTTACATCTTGCTCATCCACCTGAAAATCTCTGCCGGCCACAACACCTCTGAAAGAAGTGATATGCAGTTTATTCCCACTTATTGAAATGTTTGGTATAGAAAATAAACCATCATCGATTAATTTGCTGATTATGTATGCATCGTCAGATGCAGTTACGTTTGTTCCTGTGGCTCTAATTACTTTGCTCATTGATTATCCCTCCTAATACTTCTAATGATGCTTGTTAGTGATTTTCTAGCATATCCAAATTTAACTACCTGGATATTATCACCCTCATTTTCATATCCTGTGCAGATAGAAAAATGTGATGTTCCATTATTGAATATCTGATACAATTTACCAATTTCAAAAGGCTCTAACACTTTTGATTTTGTATAGAACTTGATCGTCGTTTCCTCATCATACAAATTCTTATACAATGTTTCGGTTGCAGTTGATAAAGCCTTTTGCTCAAAACTCTCACCATTTTCAACTTTATATTCTATTGTTTGAACTGCAGTTACGATGGGAGAAATTATTCCATCTGACGTATTCTCAATTGTTCCGGACATGCCATCTGCAGTTGGAATAAAATAGTATTTTTTCTGTACTAATTGGTTTTGTTCAGCTTTTATCTTATCAATGCATACGCACACATTTGGACTTAACTCACTAGAACCGGAATTAATATTGTAGTCAATCAAATCATTTAATGATAAATCAAACTTATATGCTTTAGAATTGTCATTTTGGGCACCAATACACTTAATCCAAGCATTTGCCCAGTCTATTGATAAATCAACCCTATATCCTTTGTTTCTAAGTAATGACACAAGCACATCTCTTATATTTGTAATACGTTCCTCTCCTAAATGTGCTTGAATCTCATTAAATGCATCAACACCCTTATCATTGCCGAAATAAAAGCGTGGTGATTTACCATCCACGCTTATCATTTGCATTGCACTCTTGATCCAGTTGAAAAGATATCTATTAGTATCATTAAGGGACAATGTATATACGTTTACATCTAAAAGGCTATCCAACGGAAGGCATGACAATTCAAGAGAATCTTCTTTGCCAAAAGATATATCGGATATAACACCTTCGTATATAACTCCAGAATCATCATTTACTCGTACCAGCATCCCTTTTTCAAGTTTAAATTCAACCTTTGGTATTTTAATTAATGTTTTCACCATAGAGATATAGTCGACTGCAGGCACGCAATAAAACGCTTCTGAACGACCAATATATTCAACTGTTTGAGTAAAATATATAACGTTATACTGCATTAAATTCCCTCCGAATTACAACAGCACTCTTAACCATATCTCCTGATTCATTAGTCACCAGCAGTTTGCACTCTCCCAATGGTAATTTGATAAAGTTTTGCATATCAAAGTTACAATATTGATATGCTTTCTTTTTTTCTGATGTTTGGCCAACAACGTGAGTAATCTCCGTTTGACCATCTATTGAATTAATAATCAACTCATCTTCAGTAGCTAATTTAATATTACATTGGCCATGTAGAACTTCCTGTTCATTACAGATAATAGTCCATCTAGGATTCAAACACGGTCCAAATATAGTAAGAATAGTAGGCACGTTATTCGATGAAAGATTTTGAATATTAAATGTACCAATCAAACTTTCGGTGTATGAATATCCGTAATCAAATCCATAAACCTTTCCGACATCAATATCATTTCTTCCATCGATATAGTGATATTCCTCATCATACCACTTTGATTTTGCAATGATTGACATAGTACATTTCAAAGCCCTATCATTATGCTCTATTTCAGATTTTTCTATCTGAACAATATCAGCGTCCATCATATACACGCTTCCATTAGGCAATGAATATTCCAACTTACAAGCATTATTATCTTTTGATAAAGCATTTACAAACGCTTGATAGTTTTCGTATACAGCTTGCCTATTATTACCTCTTACTATCAAAATGCCAGAAATAGAACGTTGAGGAATAGTATCTCCAACGCGTACATATGCGTTTCCTAATTTCTCATATGCATAATCTGTATTAAGACCAAGCCCAGAAGGAGATTCAAAAAAGTAAGTGTGATCAAGTCCATCCGTCAAATTGAAAGTGGCGGATGATAAATGGATTTTAAATCTTCTAATTGTCACTAAATCGCCCTCCCAAGTTCTAGATTAATTTGTCTAATCATCTTTTTAACAAGAGTATCTTCATCCATGCCAGGAGAAGCATATACATTAATCGTAATGTTTCCATTAGTATGTTTCTTTAACCATTCTGTGCCAACTACTGTTTCAGATCCTGCTTCACCTACACCAATGATTGTTGGCTCTGTAAACGTGTATGGTTGATTCATTGCCTTAGCATACCAATCTACACCTATACTTGGCATACCATCTTTTAGCCAATCTAGAGGATTAATAGAGCCACTAATACTAAAATGCGGCAGTGGAATATGCGGCCACTTAAACTCAAAACTAAATAATCCTTTAATAGTATCGATTGCATTCGTGAAAATTGAAGTAACACCTTCCCATAGTGAAGATGCTTTTTTCTTTATGCCATCCCAGATTCCTCCGAAGAAATCACCAATACCATTCCATGTAGCAACCAGACCATTCCAAGCATTTACAGCAAAATCGCATATTGCGGTCCACACTTCACCAGCTTTTTCTTTGATCGTATCCCAATTCTTATATAGTGCTATCCCTATTGCTACAACAGCCGCAACCGCCAATATAATACCTCCAATTGTTGCAATCATCGGAAGCATTGCAACATTTAGCGCCGCGGCAAGCCCTGTAAGAGTGCTAACTATGCCAAGTATAGGAGAAATTGCAGCAACCAGTGCAAGCATTGTTAAAATAAAAGTTTGCGTACCTCCATCGAGATTCGCAAACCACTCTATAATTCCTGAAACAGTTTCTACAAGTTTTTCTAGTTTAGGCAATAACTTTTCTGCTAGTGTAGCACCAACTTTTAAGAATGATTGTTGTGCCTTCGCTTTTAATGTGTCTAATCCATCGTTAAATTGATTAGCAGAATCTAATGCATCTTGAGATAGTATCAATCCAGCCGCTTGTGCTTCATCACCTAATTGCTTCAGAGATGCTCCGCCATCATCAATTACACCAGCCATATCCATTGCTGATTTACCAAAAAGTTGCATCGAAAGAGCATCTCTTTCTGTGCCATTCTCGACTTTTGATAATGCATCAATTACATCAAACCAAACATCAGTAGCATTACGCATCGTTCCATCTTGATTAGTTACAGACACACCCAATTTATCAAAAGCTTCATTGCCATTTGCCATGTTTGATGTAAGTTTCTTGATTGAACCTGACATTGTTTCCATACTTACATCAATCAGATCGCTTGCATACTTCATTTTTTGAAGTTCTTCAGTGCTGAAACCTGTCTGCTTTGCAATTGTATTAATATCATCTGCAGTCTTACCTGCAGCAATCGTCATTCCAATTAGCCCAGCTGCGCCTGCCGCTGCTGCTGTAGATAGACCTTTTGTTTGTTCAGACATCTTACCAGTTGCATTTGATACAGACTGTAAAGCTGGCGTTAAGGCATTACCGTACTGTTTATTAAGGTTTTTAAGCTCTTCCGTAGTTGAAATGATATCACGTTCAAGAGCTTGCATCTGCTCTCTATTCTTCCCTGTATCACCCTCTGCTTTTAACTGTGCATAGAGTTTCTTTTCTTCTTCAAGTTTAGTATTAGCAGAGCTAATTGATTTCCCTAGTAACTCATGTTTTTGATTTAATAATGTAATATTCCCTGGATCTAGTTTTAGTAATTTATTGACATCCTTCAACTGCTTTTGTGTATCAGCTATCGTCGAATTTGCTTGTTTTAATGATTGTGATAGTTTAGTTGTATTACCACCTATTTCAATCGTTATTCCTCTAATTTTGTCAGCCATACTAACCACCTTCCTAGAATTTTTCTATATCACTCTCGGATGCCATTACATCCCATTCATAATCATCGTTAATCTTCTCTGCCAGCATGTCGTAAATCATTCCTGCATCAAGTTCATCTAATTCATCCATAGATAACCCTAATTCTTTGCAACGTAGCATGAATACCGCTGTGCTTATCGGTCTGTTTGTATGGCTTACGCTTTTTTTATTTCGACAGTAGTTCCTAATGATTTAGCCCATAATTCCATAATCTGTGGATAGACTGATTCATATGGGAAAACTTCATAACTGTCCAACCATTCCCAAACATCATCAGGAATTGATTTATCTGCTTGTTTTGCCATGATATATGCAAAATTTGCAAAGATTTCTAATACATCTGCAGTCATTGTCTGTTCTTTTGCACCACTAATCTTATTTAAATCTTGAATAAGATCGTGTCCAAATTTCTTTCTGTATCGAATTGTAGTTGTTGCAGATGCTTTAAACTTTGTTTCTTTTCCACTAATTTCAATAACCTTTTCCATAGTTTCTCCTTTTGCAATTAATACACAAATTAAAACCAATCATTCTTAATCAAATGATTGGTTTTTGTTCATGCATTATCCTGTGATTTCTGTTACTTGTTCAAACCACTTTGTATATACTTCATCGTCTGTTTTTGCAGAAAATTTAACATATCCGTCGTTAATACGAGGTGGTGCAGAGAATTTTAACTGTACATGATTTGGTTTAATCGTCTTTTCCTTAGTTTCTCCACTTTCTCCATTACGAGAGAATTTAACACGGTATAAAAGTCCACGCTTGCCATTAACTGTGCTATCACCGCCGATTTCGAATTGCCATAGTAGTGCAACTTCCTTCGTTTGGTCTTTGTCCGTTTCAAGAATGCCACCTTTTGTGCCTTTCTTTCTGCCAAAAACTTCGGATTCGAATTCCTCTGGCAATGACTCTAATTCAAGCGTGCCAGCATATCCATTATTTACAATGTCGTTATACCAGCTTACATTATCTGCAAATTCTTCGATTGTATCACCCTCTGCATCCATGCTTAATGATACAGCACCTGGCAATTTCTTAACATCGCCATATGTCAGGCGGCCTGTGCCATCATCTGTAGCAACCGCATAGTGTACGTTGCTGATACCATATTTAATCTTACCCATCAATAACTACCTCACTTTCATATAGTACTTCATACATATTTTCTTGATTGATGTATTGTTCTGATTTTTCATACACCAATCCGTTAGCTTTTAATACATTTTCAACTTTCCTCTCTGTATCAAAATCTTTTGTATTAGTGTATAGTTCGATATTTAAGTTTGTAATGCTTGCATAATTTGTGTTATCTGCGCACTCATCATTACTAGATGGATAATAGAAAAGAATATACGGAAGATTTGGTGCTTTTTCTTCGGGCCACTGATAATATGCACACTTATTAGTTCCTAAGATTCCATTTAGCATGGAAGCAATTTCATCAAATCTCATTTCCCTATTCTCTCCTTTATTCTTTCCACCAGTTCTTCTTGAGTCCAGTCATTTACAATAGCAATATGTTGGAACGCTTTAGTTCTTCCACCATTTGCTTTCGCATGACCAAATTCAAGTAAGTGTGTTAATTGATAATCTGTCTTGTTGTGCACGATTGCTTTAACTTGTGTTCGTTTTGCTTCTTTAAAAGTTGACCAACCTTTGTTATATCTACCTGTTCTACGATTGTAACTATTAGCAGATTTCAATCTTTTAGTGGCTTCTTTTGCCACATCTGGAATAATTTCTCCAATTGCTTGGCTCGCTTCATCACCATATTCAGTAAGTAAGTCATTTATTGTAGATGATAAATCATCTGGTAATATTGTTTGCTTACTCATTTCCTTTGCGTTTTTCTGTATACAGTTCTATATGATCATCATCACGTTCATATGTACGATAGATAGTTAGTCTCTGGCCATGATATATACAGATTTCTTCGCCTCTATAATCACCAACAAAAACAATAAATTGTTTCTGCGGATTCAACCCCATCCTTCTACCGCTGAACCACTCTGTAGAACTTGTACTCGATACAGAGCAGAAAACATCCCTATGGCTTTCTACGGTTTCAAATACACCCTTATCATTCTTTTCTGATAATTTAGAAACAAGTGTAATTACATCAGACTTACTCATCGCTCTTCTTCTTTCTAAATCCAGCAACCTTTAATCGTTCCTGGTATAGATTCCACGATTTTTCATCTCCGTTGCCGAACATGCCACGAACATATAAAACAACTAGCTTACATTCATTCTGATTATTAATATTGAAATCTATTCCGGTTGCTTCGGCAATATCTTCCTTTGCGGCTTCGATTAGATGATTAATTTCATCACCATCATACGCATCTGTAGTAATACGCAGATTCGTTTTAACATATTGTTTTAACTCCGTATCATTCATAATTACCTCCCACCAACAGAAATAGAAAAAGGAGAAGATATTTCACTTCTCCTTTTAAATCCAAAATTAAGCCTTAGCAATAAATGCGCCTGCACCTGCATTACGCATTGTACCCTGTGCACGTGTATATCCAGAGTAGATAATCTTGTGCGCCTTAATATCCTTATCTGTTTCGATCATAACAGGTTGCACAACGTTTAAAACGAACATCTTTGGATCTAAGATGAAGATTTCATTACCAGCTGCAGAATCTTCCTTAACTTCTGAACCAAATGTTACACCATCACGGAATACAGGTTGTCCGTTCTTATCCACTAGAGATAATACAGAGCCGAACTTAGTTCCACGTGATGCATATACAACTAGATTGCTACCAGCTGATACCTTTCCAAATGCAGAAATATATGATGCATAATCAAGTGTAGCTGCTACAACTTTATTCGCAACACAGTCAGCCTTAATTTGTGCAAATACATCAGTCGCCAATGCTTCACCTAAATCTGCAGCAATTTCTGTAGCTAAATAATCTTCTAAAGCACCCTGCGTCATCTTTGCCTCTGCATAAGATAATTCAACACTCTTAGAGTAATCGTTACCGTTTAATACAACCTTAACGAATGTATTTGCTTCATTATCATTTGCAGTACCTTCTGTTACCTTCTTAGCCTTTCCTGCAGTAATTGCTGTATGCTTTGTTACTTCTAGAATAACGCCTGTATTCTTAATATCAATGTCTGCCAAGATTGGATGTGCTGTGTGGATATTATCCCAAATCTTATCATCTAACTGTTTTGGCAATGCAACACCATTGTCTGTTGTAATTAATGCTGCGCGTTGTTCTGGTGTTGCTTCACCCTTCAAGAACGCATAGAACGCGTCACGATATTCAACCATGTCTCTTGTAATATTCTTTTCCATCTTTCTCTCCTCCGTCGGAAGTTTTACTTCCGTACCTTTTCCATTTTCAATTTTTTCGGCTGCTGCTCTTTCTTCTTTGTCTTTTTCTTCTAGCTCTTGTTTCTTTAGCAACAGTTCTTTTTTTCTTTCCTCGATAGAGTCAAGTTCTGTGTTTAACTCCGTGCAACGTTTTTCATCTGCTGTTTCAGCTTCTTTAGAAATCAATGTTGCTCGCTGCTGTAATTTATTTAAATCTTCAATACACTCACGTAATTCCTTACTCATCAGAATCCTTTCTAGCTAGGCGCTCTGCTCTAGCTTTTAATGCATTGCGCATTTCTTCCATATGATTGGCTTGCATTTTTTCTCTTTCACTATCCAGTGACGCTTTCACACTATCCAGTGATCTAGCATTAATAGAAGTCTGATCATACGCAGGGAATGTAACTGCTGATACTTCAAATACCTTTGAAATACTTGTAATATGTCTGACCGGTTTCTCTGTATCCAGTCCTTCCCATCTCTCTCCGTCAACAGTGAACATAAAGGACATGCCACTACAATCTTGACGATTAACAGCTGAATATAATTCTCTTGCTCTTGAATTATTTTCTGTATCTAAATCAACGCGAACATGCAATCCATCTTCTTGCACAGATAATTGCATCGTTGAATTTGCGTTATTGTTTCTACTGCGCGCCAATGGCAACTGGTCTGTATCGTGGTTAATTAAAAAACGGACATCCTTTAAGTCCGTTTGATTTAATGCACCACTATCGATTACCTCTTTACAGAATCCAAAGTCCGTTTCTTTATCGAATACAATCGGTACGCCCTCAATAACGTTTCCGTGTTGCTCATCGCTTCGCGTTACAACGTCGCAAAAGAATGAGCGATTTTCTTTTTTATTTTGAATCATTTCCATTTCCTTCATCTTCCTCCGCCTTAATATCAGATTCCTTTACGTAGTTATTTACTGCAATCATGATTTCATCACCACCACGTTCATGTCCTAATGGAGTATATCCAAGCATGCTTCTGTAGTCGTCTCTTGTAAATAATCCAAGTTCTTTCGTTGCGCTAATAACATTTACTATTGTCGCAGTTGGTTGGTATTTCAATCTAGACATATTGACTTCTATTTCATTGCCAAAGCCTCGTTCTCTTTCTGTATACAGCGCATACGTTAAAGAGTCTGTTAGAAGAATTGCAAACGGTTCTAATCTTCCTTCATACACAGCTTCATACTGGTCTGATGTAAATTTGTTTTGTAGGAATTCTTCATTTACTCCAAAGTATGTAAAAATCTTATTCTTCGCTTGTTCCATTGTTGCAGAATCAACAATGTATGGTTTCGACTCAATATTCTGATAGTCAAACTTTCCATCTACAGCAATTACACCACCATTATTCTGTGCAGAAAGATTATCTTTTATAAATCTCTCCTTTGCCTTTGTAAGATCATCTTCTTTAATAACATTTACTGTCTTTAAAATTCCGCGAATAATAGCACTATTTTTTATTCCATTTATGATTCCTTGGTTTTGAGCATCAAGTAACTCACATGCTGTATAAAGGGCCGCATTCGCATCACCCATTAAATCATCTCTAATAAAGTGATTTCTAAGATGGATGATACGGTCATATCGCACAGTATACGTACGCGTATAACTCAACTGGAATGAAGCATATAACTTTTCGTTCAATTCATATAGTTTAAATGTCTTGTAGTTAATTGGATGTAGTGCTATTAGATATCCTTTTTCATCATATTCAGGATAAATAAATGCATTATTGTTCAGGAAGTACATCGCACTTGTTTTATATAAAAAATCATACATTGTCATGTATGGATTTGGATGCTTTAAAACCTTTGCAATGTCAGAAACATAATCAACTGTAGTAGTGCCATCCTTATTTGCAATAACAGCTCGCAATGACATTTTAGCAATGTTTCTGGCCAGTGCATCCACAGATGCACGTACTAAGTCAATATTTAATGTTTGACCGTCAAACGAGCGATAACTCCACGTGTTGATGTCATATGGTTTAAAATCGCTATTATATGTGGATCTAGACCGTTTAAAAATATCAAATAATCCCATCTCTTCTCCTATCCAACTAAATTCAAGTAATCATCACGATACTTTACATATATTACATATGCATTTAACAAACTAACCATACCATCAATACGCCTATTCTGTTGTATCTTTACAGGCTGAATTGATTCAATACTACCCTGCGCTTTGATTCCAGTGTTTGATAAACACCATTTCAGCATTGGATTGTTGTCATAGTTAATCTCTTTATTTGCCAGTCTTGCACCAAGTTCCTTCATCGGTGCAGTCCAAGTAAATGGGCCCTGTGCAACCTTTTCCATTACAGACTGTCCAAATTCTCCAGCCATTTCATCAGCCCAATATCCAGCTAATGCTCTATCATATCCCATCTTCCACAAATCAATTCCATACTTATCACGCATATCTTTGTACCATTGCGTAACATCGCTATAGTTGACCATATTTCCGTTACATATAGTAAGTAATCCTCTGTCCGCCCAAACTTGATATGGTGCTTCTTTTGAAGATGTCTTTTCTAAGTAGTCAATTCGTGCTTGTGGTAAAAAATAATGCTGTAAAACATAGATTTTCTCATCATCTTTTTTACGAATTAAGAGTGTAGCTGCAGTAAGGTCAGTAGTAGCAGATAAATCGCATCCACCAATCGCATATGTATTAGCAACATCATCTATTGAGAACGTATCCTCGCAATCAAGTTGTTCCCAAGATAGCCAAGTCTCTGATGTTACATTCTTTAGATTAAAGTCTTTAGTAAGTACAGTTGCTTTTATCTTAGAATCCACTTTTGCTCTGCTTACCATTTCACGCAGAAATGATTTTGCTTTAATCATTCCTAATCCTGGATTAGCCTTTGGCCACATCTTTTCATCATCCCATTCTTTGGTACTATCAAGTTCATAAATGAGTGGCAAAAAACGTTCATCATTAGTGTCTTTATTAATGACCTTATCAGCATATTCATAAAGATCGTCATAAATACCTTCTCTGTTAAATCCTGATGTAGTTATTGTAAACAAAATCGGTTGCTTTCTAGCAGACATACCCTGTTTAACTACATCGTAGATATTACGGTCCTTAATTGAATGTAATTCATCGATAATACCACAATGTACATTCAATCCATCTAATGTATTTGAGTCACTTGATAGTGGCTGGAATACTCCGAAATTAAAATCAGAATACATATCACTCTTTCGCTTAGCGATATACTTTGATAAATACGGAGATTGTCTGACCATATTTCTAGATTCATTAAATACAATCTTTGCCTGGTCTTTCTTACTTGCAACACAATCTATTTCTGCACCACCTTCGTGGTCTCCTATCATCATGTATAGAGATATTGCTGATAGTAGAACAGATTTACCGTTTTTACGCCCCATAATCCATAGCACTTCATTGAATCGGCGTACTCCATTCTTATCAACAAATCCAAAAATAGCTTGTATAGCCGCCTTCTGAAATAGTCGTAGTTTAATCGGTTCACCAATTGCACCTTTTGACTGCTTGCAGAATGATTCAATAAAAAAAATAGGTCTTGATGCCCTATCTATATCAAACTTATATTTACTTCTTTTGCTTTTAACATCATTAGCCAGCCCCTGATAAACCTTTTCAATCTTCTTACTGACTACAATCTTTTTGTTTTTGATTTCATTCCAGTATTTAAGAATGTAGTTAGTATGATCGTACTCAATCATTTAGTATTAAAGAACTCCATCATTGGATCTACAGTTGCCTTAACACTTTCTTGTTTGTCATCAGGCAACAACCCAACAAGCTGTTTGATGATGTTATTGTAGTTTGAAATTAATTTGTTATATACCTGTGATGCACTAGAAGGTTTTCTTCCAGACTGGTTTTCACCATTCTGATACTCTTCAATCCATCCATTAACACGCAAATCATCTTGTAATTCACGTAGAGATATGACCATAAAAGCTGCATTTTGCATCAGATTAGTACATAGTTCTCTCTTCTCATTTGGTATATCTTGGAAAATAACCGTAAGTCTCTTAAACTCTTCTAAAATAAGAGCTTCTTTGTCTACCTTCTTCTTTCTTGCCATATCTTTTTCCTTTCTACACGGCTTTTAGACTACACCCATCAGCCGCTTTTCAGTTTCAGGTTTAAAAAGGACTGCTCATCGGTCCTCTTAGTTTGCGTATTATTTGCTACTATGCCCCCTCTATCGGCGCTTTAAATTTCCGTATGAATCAAAGTACAATCCTTCTTCAACTTGTGACTTGCCTAAATGCTCTTTAGTATGACAATCATGACATAGTGCTTCTAGGTTATCCCAGTTCAACGTGATGTATGGATCATTAATATTCTTTGGTGTTAGCCATATCTTATGATGAACATGTTCAGCTGGAGTTATCTTTCCAGCTTGTTCACATCTATTGCAGTATGGATGTATCGAAAGAAAAGCCTTACGACATTTAATCCATGCGGATGATTTATAAAACGCTTTGCTAAATTCTCTCGCCATATAACCTCCGGTGCAGGCGAAAGGGAAGACATCAATTTTATATTGAAAGGAGGATTAATAATGAAAACTTCATGTCAAGTTACATATTCCAGTTGGTGCCTTCCCACACAAAAAGCACACATCTCAATAACGTGTGCCCTTTTCCACCTACGCGCATAGTAACATATTTTTCTTGTCATAATTATGACAATTTAATATTTCAATAAAATTTTTTTCAATTGTCTCTGAATATATGCATTGTCATATCCAAGTATATATCCTATCGTTTCAAACGACCTTCCGCATTCATATCTCTCGTACAACAGTTCTATTTCATTAACAGATAGTTTTCGTAAGAATCTTTGTATATCATTCAGCTCTGTTTCATACATATTGTATTGCAGTAATAGCACTTCTTCTTCGTTAATCAACTCGGCGATATTGCTTTTATAAATACATGTCCCTCTTTGATACTTTGCTTCTTCTTCAGAACGAATTGATGGCGATCTAACCGAACCATTTAACTCAATAGCAATCTCCTGTAATCTATCCCAAATATCAACAACTCTATTTGCAGAATACTTTATTCCTTTTAACTTGCCATCAATATATTTCAGTTTATCATCATTTACCATGCTTCACCCTTCTAGCTATCTTTTTTTCTACCCAACGCAAACGATCTTCCAGAACAAAGAGTTGAAATGTATTAACTTCCGCAAACTCATGTCTGCGATGCGCTTCCTTAACTCTTGCGATTTCCTTTTCTAGCTCATTTCTTTTTCTTCTAAGTAGCGCGAGTTCGATTTCCTCTTTCTTAGTCATTATCATCTACACCTGCAATTCTCGTCGCTACCATAATGAATACTCCGAAGAACACTCCACATGTGAAGGATATAATAGCAACCATCATCATTTATCCTCCGGCATACATAACATAACTGTATCTCCCCAAAAGCTATTGCTGATTAAATCGTCCATAACCTCTTGTGCTACCGCTTTGTCTGA